GCCGTGGCGGTGAGGATAATAGAGAGTTTGCTCCTCGTGAACGCGCTCTTACTGATAAGTTTGAGTTAGCTAAGGAGCTCGGGCTAAGCCAAAACGCAGCCCAACTTCTTGGCTGGTACATGGACGGCCTGATGCAGATGGGCGGCCTCGGCTTGATTGGCCAAATGCTCTACGACACAGTCGAGCAAGCAGACAACGGTGCCTATGGCCAGACGCGCATGGCGGATATGATCGGCGGTCCGTCAGTGGGGATGTTCTTTGATGGCGTTACGGTACTGGGCGGCGCTCTGGACGCAACCTACGACGCGTTTGGAGCGGAGAGCACCAACGCAAAAGAGCGCGCTGCAATCAGGGAGCTCATTAGTCGCGTCCCAGTATTCGGCGGCGTTTCTGCCTTCCGCGAGGGATCGGTAGACTTCCTTGCGGGCGAAGCAGGAAATTAAGAGTTAAGAACCTCGGACACCCGTCCGGGGTTCACACCTACACGATGCGCGATCTCAGAGTAGTGCAGATCGGGAGCCGCTCGATTGAGGGCAATGATCTCTTTGCGCAGGTCTTCTGTAATGGGTTTGCTTTTTACGCGCCCTTTAACGTGCTGCCTGCGCGTCATCATCGACAACGCGTTCATAAGCCTGCGCTTCACGTAGGCGTCGTTAATATCGTCAAGTACATCTCGGATGATCTCACGAGCTCTCGGGATGTTTGATGCCATTTGCAATCTCCATTGCTTCATATCCAGTGCCAACGTACCCAGCCAGGTCCACCCACGTATCGAGCTTGGAGGGTGACGTAGTTAATCTTGAGATTTTGACGGCTATCATGGTCATTGCTACGTGCTCTACGCGCACACGCTCGCCGTCTTTAAGGATGCCGCGAAGCATGACTGTCATCATGTCGGCAATGTCTTGGAAGTTATCAGCAGGCTCGCCATATTCTGCGTTCCTGTCTTTATTGATGATACGCTTGGCTTCATCGAGAGGTAGGTCGCGTAGCTTAGACATTAGCTACTCCCAGCACACCCGCACCCATTCGTATGGCTGCGATCTCTAGCTCTGCGCATTTACAACGAAGCTCGACGAGCCGATCTTTTTCGTGCCGAAACTTTGTCTTAGCCCTGTGCTGATCGTCTCCGTCTGGGAGTTCTCTTATGCGTTCGTCGATACTCTCGATCTCGGCCTCTTTGCGAATGATCGCAGTGCGGACGTTCGCTAATTCTGTAAGCGTATCCATTCTTATACCTTTGCCGTGGGTCTGAATTGTTCAAACTTCTCACATGCTTTCAGTTCTTGTCGCCCTGTTAGCTTGCATGTGAACCCGCCGTGCTGGTCGGCGTATGAATGGGTGCAAAACTGGCAGGCGGGGGATAGCTCAGGTTGGTTCCAACAGCTCGCCCTTTTGAAGCAAGACTTACAGCGCCAATCTTCTGGCTCCTTTGCTACCCTTTCCGCCTGCCCATCAAGCGCCTGTTGTATCTTCACGTACATGCCATCCCACTCTTCTTGATCGAAGTGGACCAATTCAGCGTGATATTGAGAGTTGTTTTTATTGTACGCGACGAAGAACGAGCGCTCGATTTTGAACATCGCCATCATCATAGTCATCTGGCGATAGTATTTGCGGTGCGATACCTTCACGCCATACGTCAAAAACTTTTTGAAGTTGGCGTCATTCATCGACTTAATCTCGAGAATGGCGGGCGGTGATCCATCCTCGAAGTCCACCAGCCCATCTGAGTTACAAACGACGTGACCATTGAGCCACTCGCGCCTGTGCTGGCGGCCCGTCATGTCGTCTTTTTCCCAGACCCGTAGGTCAGCTTTTTTCTTCAGGTCAGCTACGACCCAATCTTCTATCTTGTGACCTGCGAAGAAGATGCGCTTGAGCTGCGGGTCCGGTGCCTCGTCAGGGAAGCCCCTGAGGGACAGCGCCATCTGAGCGATGCAATCAGTGCCAGCCATGCTCGCGCCAATGTAGCAGCGGGCAGGTCCGCGTTCTTCTTGTGCGTAGCCATTGTCGATAGCGGCAAGGACTTTGCTTACGATTGGGTCGGGCTGGTTCATGTCGACCTCTTAGAAGGGGATTATGTCGTCAAGAGGTTTTTCCTGTGCGGGAGCGGCCTCTCCACTAACTTCCTTGGGGTCGAAGTGGTACTTCACGCGGGTGCGTGTTTTGTTGTTGTACGTCTCTTCACGCACCCCAATGCCCACCTTCTTGCCCTTGAAGTAGTCGGGCGAAGGAGCCTCTTTCCCATCATGCCCTGTCAGCAGCAGCAGTTTTTTAAGCTGTTCCTTGCCAATACGGACGGCGTCAGTTGACGTAGGGTGGTTGAGAATAATCCACTGGCGGCACGAGCCGTCACTGTTCTTGTACTCAAGCTCCAGTTGGTGAGTTTTATTGGCGTCGTTAGCGACGATCTTAGCTTCTGAGATACTTACTACGTGCTTGCCAGGCCCAAGTATCCGTGCATCACTTACGTTTACATCTGCGAGGTTAAGACCCTCTAGTCCATTCCAGCTCATGCGGCTTCTCCACTACGTTTATATTGATCGAACTGCTCTTCACTCATGTAGATGCGGCGCAGCAGCTCCGTGACGTCATCAACGTCCTCGATGGGTGATAGTCGACGATGTGCGTCACGAGCCTTGCCGTGCCATCCGCGTACTTCGTCCGTAACGATGTACCGTTTTACGTCTACTTTCCCGTTCTGCTCGCTTGTCTTGCGCAGCAGGCAAAAGACATGGTCGAACAGAGCGGGTGCACCCTTCTGAATTTTCTTCTGCACGAGTGAGGGCCAGTAGTTTGTAACGCCGTTGTCGTCGCTTTCTTCTACGGCGAGCGCAGTAATAAGGACGTGCATCGGCAAGTCGCGGGTCCACTTGAGCGCCCAAGTTATTTTACGCTCGTAGTTTGCCCATTCCTCAAAAGTAATGTTGTCCTTCCCAGATTGCGCAATAACATCTTGAAAGCAGCGCTGAGAAAGTTCGGAGATACTATCAATAGCAATCCACTTGTAGTCCTGAGACTTAAACTCGTCGGACATGATGTGGGCTACAATTTGCTTGAATGAGTAGCCGTCCTTCGGCTCCCGATCAAATGTTGTGAAGGGGATGTATTCGCAGTCCACGTCAGCAATAGAGCTAAGGCCGCTTTCCCCCGACAAGATAAGCCCTTTTCCAAAAGCCTTCTTGTAGTTTTTGATTTGGGTAGTCTTGCCTGCTCCATGGTGGCCGTACAGCAGCACCTTCGAGGCAGAAGAAACTGACCCATCGTTCGTCTTTAATGGCGTGATCTTCATCCTGTCACCTTAATAGTTGGGATGCCGCACTTGATTGTAAGTGCTTGTTTCAGCACGTTCTTCACGTCCTCGGGGGCGGCTTCGTATTTAGCCCGAGAAACTGTGTAGCTTGTCGATACGCACTCTGGCGTAGCGTTGTGAGGATATAACGTCGATAGTGTCGTCTTGTCCCATTCCCATTTCTCTGGAACTTTGAGCACAAGCTGCCGTGTTTCATCTAAGTCCACGACATATTCACCCGGCTCTTCTGGAAACTCGCTCTTCAGTATCTCCTTGTAGTAGGAGAGAAGCTCCTTTGTTTCTTCGAGTTGGGACGACAACTCTGCGTAGCGCATTGCATTCTCATGTAGGCGTTGATCTCGCGGAGTAGCCTGAAGCGGAACTTCATTGTCTCCAAAGATTATGTGATCCATGACAGTCACCTTGATGTTTAATAGTTGTCTATTAGTTGTGTGTAGCGTATAAGCAACGACGTGACAATAGGAAAATAGACACAATGAACTTCGACATTCAGAAACTACTGGCTGACCTTGGGGGTGCGTCGACTGTTGCCAAGAAAATTGGTGTAGGTCGGACCGTCCCTTACGGCTGGCTGCGTAGGGACTTTGTGTCTTCCGTTTATCTCTCAAAAATCAAACAGGTCTGGCCGTCGCTGGACTTGGATCAATACTTCAAAGAGGAGGACGCAGGTGAAAGGGACCGAGAAACTTGACGCCGCACTTGAATACATAGAGCGCGGGTGGGCCGTTATCCCCATCAGCCCAGACAGTAAGAAGCCCCTGATTAAATGGGGTGACTACGTGGACCGAAACTATCTACCCACTGAAGATGACGTCATCATGTGGTTTGATATGTGGCCGGACGCAAACATAGCCATCTTGTCTGGTCCGGTTAGTGGGCTTGTCATTGTAGACTGCGATAACGAGGATGCGCGAAAGGCTGCGGAGGATACAGGTCTTACGCGCACTCCCTTCGTAGTCGAAACCAAGAAGGGCTGGCATTACTACTGGCAGTACCCTCGTGGTACAGAGTGGATAAAGAACCGTACAGGCGTCACGGGAGACGGCGTTGAGTGGCCTCAGGTCGACGGTTTAGACCTACGTGGGTCTAAGGGCTACGCGCTCGCTCCGCCGTCAAAGAATTATTCTTGGAAGATCATGCCGGGCGCTGACTGGGATGACATGCCTGTGTACTCAGGGCCAAACATCATCCCGAGAAAAGACGCTGACAACGTCGTGGACTTCAACAAGTTCAAGTTCGAGGGGATGTCTCTTGCCGACGTGAGTGTGAATAAGTCTATATGGCAGTCCACTCAGGAGATCGTAGCCAAGATAGGCAAGCTCGTAGATGGTGGGGGCAACGCTCGAGACGACCGCCTCTGGAAAGCGATTGCTGAAGCTGCTGCGCAAGGCATGCGTGGCCAAGACCTGCGGTCCAACGCGGATCACTTCATGGACGAGTTCTACGCTACGCCCATCGACAGCAAGAAGGTAGACCAGATGTGTCGCCGTGTCGAGGAGATGGAGAGCAAGAACCACCCTGACAGGATTGAAGAGAAGAAAGAGACTAAGCCTGCGCGTCGCATTTCGGGCATCACTACCGGAGACATTGACCGCCTTGAGGAAGAGGCGGGGGCTGTAGAGTATTACGTAGAGCCGTTCATCCCCACGTCAGGAACGATCTGCCAAGTCTTCGGTTACTCTGGCCACGGCAAGTCTATGTTTACGCGTCACTTGCTTTACGCTGCCGCTGCTGGGCAAAGCCGCTTTGGCCCCTTCGAGTTGAACCGTGTACCTCGCGTTCTGTATCTGGAC